CAACCGGTGGACTGAGACCATATCGGTTGCACTCACTAGACGAGCTTTGGCTTTCTCTGCTTCGGCCTTAAAAAGACCTAACAAAGACGTTTCACCTGTTTCTTTAAGTCTCAACAGTGCTTTTAAGTGCTGCTGGTCACAAAGATTCAAGTCAATCATGGCATAAATCTATTCTAAATCTGCTAACGTGTCAACACGTGTACACACTACTGACCGTTAGGACGCGGACTCATAGTATTATCTTGCCGCCCACCTTTAGGAGTACCGTCTTCCTGTAGCTGCGCTGCTTGCTCTTGAGCCTGCATCTGCTGCATCATCATTTGTTGCTGTTGGGCTAACTCTTGCTGCTTCTGAACATCTTCTCGGCTAGGGACAAGGCGGTCAACATTGGTGTTAAGATTACCGGCCAGATCGCGGAGGAGTTCAGCCGTACCCGGCAGGCCAACAATCTGCTGTGCAACCGGACTTTCCAAAATAAGACGGAGGAAGTCAGTCTTACGGACAGCTTCAGCTTCCTTAACGACCAGCGACATCGCGCCTGTTGCCACAATTTGGACATCGCCGATAAGGTCTGGGTCATCTGAATACCTTAAATTTCTCTGATACTGACGCTCTAACATTGGCCGCATCACGTCGTGGTCGATGTTACTAATAACTTGTTTAATACTCTTACCGGCGTTCGACATGAGCATAGACAGCCCCGAGGACGTACGCCCCGCGCCCGGAACGTGCTGACCGGTCATATAACGCGGAATACCTGATACCTCGTCAGAGATCGCCATGAAGCGGTCAAACACCCCCATAAGCTCAGCCGCGTTAGAATTAGGCTGAAAGAACGTCATAGGCGGCGTGGAGTCCGCATAGTCAGACTGCCTAAACTGCCAAATCTTCCAAGGATACATCTGAGTGATGTCTTCACCGGCTGGAAGGCGACTAATATTTACGCCGACCTGTGGACCGGAGCTAATACCCATATTATTTGCTAACGCCCGAGCAGCTGCGTTGCACATATTCTGAGCGTCCATACAAAGGTCGGCGACCCCGTTACCGTCGATACGGCCCGGAACCTTTTCAAAAGATGTCATGTAGTAGGGCTTGCGGCCAAGGGGATCGTAGTTAAGCACCGCACGAACGACGATGTTGTCGATCATCCATACTTCACAAGGGTAGGATTTCTGAGGGTCTTCTATCTCCTCGGGGCTTAGCCCCCACTCGATTAAAATGCTGCCGGGTATGGTGTCCCAAAGCTGTAGGGCGGCTACTAAGTCTTTACTGGCCTCATCAAAATCTTGATCTGTGACTTCTTCCATAAGGTCATCGTTGTGATCGAGCCAAGCAAAGCCCCCCGAACCAAAGTCGGTAAGGATCGAACGTACAGCGTCTTCGTCGTAGCCCTCAACGCCGAGCATATTCTCAACGTCGTCTCGTGTCAGGTGGTGTAGCTCGGCAACCGGCATAGAGTGAATATCATCACCCCATGGCATCCAGTAGAATTTGAACGGGTCGACGCGTTCCCACTCATCGCGGAGTACGTCGACCACGCCCAACCCGCCCTCAACGTATTTCATCGCCTTGCGCTTGCGCGGAATCGGCCCCTTTAGGATCGCGTAGGGAAATGTCGCTATATCGTTCGTGAACTCGAACAGGGCTTTGGTAAAACCCCCCTCGATCATCTGGTCTTCCATTTTGGTTTCCATCCGCTCGACGCGCTTTTCCGCTTCGAACTTCATAGACCGCATGGCCGTATCTTTCATACCCGACGCAAGCTGTTTTAGCTCTGCCTCATCTGGCGGTTCCCCGCCCGCGTCGTAATACTGCATCAGGTTCTGCTGCATGATGTTCTGCATCGCCTGAGTTATGTCCGGTGGCACCTCTGGGATAGGCGTCGCGCTAAGCGACCATGGTTTGTCTGTACCTGTGCCTAAAAGCGTATCGCGCAGCCATGCAGTCGCGGTACGGCATTTTGCCGACACTATCCCCATGAAAATCTCTGAGCCGCCCTGCTCTTGGATTTCTGCGAGTTTGCCGGGTTCGTACTCCATGTTTCTTGCGCGAACGCACTGAGCTAAGCGCTCTTCCAAAGTATCTTGGTGGTGATCGCGCATCACTTCCCAACGCTTATGGACGTGAGAAGACAACCCTACAATCATAGGGGTGTTCTGTTTTTTATCAGAAGCACGTTGCGCCTGTGCCTCAAGATCAGAAGCACGAGCAACAGGAATTAGGGCTGAGCCTAGCACCATATCATAATCTCACCTGTGACGTCGTCCGTATGGTAGCACCAACGTGTTAACACGTCAACAGATTAGGTCCAGCCGCTGGATGAGACCCGAACAACCTCTTTCCTCTGCGTCGAGTACGGGCTTGCCCCGAACGTCTCACCGCCGTCGGCGTGTAGGCACATATATTGGAACGCGTCGGCAACGTCCGACCACGGGTGGGATTTTTCTGGTTTTTCATCACGTGCCCCTTTCGTGTTGATTTTGTACCGATACTTACCGGCCAACGCCTGCACGAGCGACGACGCGCTAACACCGTCGACGACGAAACTATACTTCCCGTCCACCACACGGGTCAGATATTTCTCCACCGCAGCTATCCTCGCCGCGATTGAGTTGGTCCTCGCAGGCTTCACTACGAACCCCTCGTTCTTGTATATATCCGCCACGGTTCTCTCGTCCGTCTGAACACGCTGAAACGCAGCGGGATCGATAATAACTATCGCTCTGCGCCCCGGAAATTTGTTACTTAACAACGGCTTGAGCCGTTCTCGCACGAAGCGTAGCGCCCCCATGCCATCAGAGATCAAGCTGTTATAAACAACCAGTCGCCCGTCGTGCGTTACGCTGCCAATCACCGCTGCGGGCGTCAGCCCCGCGTCGACACCGATCAGCAACGGGCTTTCGCTAAACATGGGAGTCAACTCTTCATCTGAGGAGTGAACCGTGCGGTCGAACGATCTAAACACAGGCTGTCCACTGAGCGATTTACCAAACTCAGCGTGTATATACACGTCGACCCAGTCCTCAGTTTTCCCTTGCGCGAGGTTGTCATAGTAGTCGTCAGGTAAGAACCTCGTCCAATCGGCCTCCGGTGCCAACCCGCTGGGCTGTATCGTTACATGCACGTTGTCAGGCGGCTCTGTGAGCAAAGTTTCCCAAAAAGTATCCATATCAGGGGGGTTCGTCATGCCCCAAATGTGCATATTCGACCTTCCATCGTCGGTTACGCACCCCACACCGTTCATCATTTTGTCTGGGTAACGACCCACACGACCCTGCGCAGCGTTGTAAATATCGGGGTGAATCTCCCTAAATTCGTCAAATATGATGAAACTAGCCTGTAAACTGAGCAATCTACGCACGTCATTGGCGTCATCGAGGCCACGAAACAGCACTTCGCACTCAATATCGCCGACTTTTAGGACGAATTTGTACTCAGTTTTAAGGAAAGACCCCATAATTCCATCAGGAATCCACTTCAAAAAGTCAGGAATTGACGTATCTCGCAGCTGTTCTCGCGTATTTCGCACCCAAATGGTTCTAGAACGCCTTATTCCGTCCTTACACGGGGCCATTCGTGCCGCATGGTGCAGGATTTTCATGATGCCAGCCGTAGTTTTAGTCGATCCGACCGGCCCTACAGCCAGAGAAATGAATTTTTCGGAGTAAAAGAACTCATCGAGGCTCTCTATGACCTCAAAGTCTATCTCATGTTGCATCGTCTATTGTTTGACCTTCGATGGTGATGGCATCGGACTGATCTTTGGCACGAGTTATGTTGATGACCACTTGGGGGCCACTTCCACCGGTGTCTAGCTTGGTATCCGGTTCCAGCCTGCCCATCTTATTGAGCATTTTTTGAAACTCTATCCGGGCCGTCGGGTTGATATCGGGGTTTTGCATGTGGCGGAACAAATTATCTAGGTTCACCGCGCCCAGGAGACGGGCGACTGTTTCCATCAATGACGGATCTTGTTCGATAGCCGCAAGTTCATCTGCCGAGAGGATCGGTTTGTGGGTCTGGGCGGGGTCGATAACGTGCTGGACATGCTTTGACATGCTTACGTGTTAACAGATTGGGGAGCTGCGGTCAATGATAC